AGGTTGACCAGGCGTTCGCCGACCTGGCCACCAAGATCAAGAACGCCATGAACGACTCGGCCAAGGACATCGAGTCCCTCACGGCCAGGCTGAACCGCCTGCAGAAGGCACGTCACAAGAACTACACGGAGATCAACCAGGTCAAGAAGGCACTTCAGGAGGCCAGGAAGGAGCACAAGGCAGAGGCAGCCGCCTATGACGAGGTCACGAAGAAGCTTAAGAAGCAGCATGCCGAAATGGACAAGCTGACCGACAAGTACAACAAGGTCAGTGCTGCTGTCAAGAAGGCGCAGGACACGCTCGCCAACGCGATCAAGACCCGCGACGACTACAACAAGCAGATTCACGACCAGTACGACAACCTTCCGAAGATCGGTGCCGACACCACGGTTTCCGGCTTCGAGGACGACCTCGCGAAGCAGATCGAGAAGACCAAGGAGTTCATGAATGTTCTCCAGCGGCTTCGTAAGGACGGTCTGAGCGATGTCATGTACAAGGAGCTCCTGGCAGACGGTATCGATGCGTTGCCGTTCGCTCAGCAGCTTCTCTCGCAGGGCAAGGCTGGTGTAGCACACCTCAACGACCTCGGTAAGCAGCTCGACGACGCAAGTACTGCCCTCGGCAAGAAGGCTTCGTCCACGCTGTACGACGCCGGTGTCGAATCCGCCAAGGGTCTGCTCAAGGGGCTCCAGTTGGAGCAGAAGGCCCTTGAGAGGCAGATGGAGCACCTCGCCGACGCGATGGTCAAGGCCATCAAGAAGAAGCTGGGGATCAAGTCTCCGTCTCGCGTGTTTGCTGAGATCGGCGGATTTTCCGCGCAGGGAATCGCTCGCGGTCTGGACGAAATGTCCGGTATTGTCGAGAGGTCCTCTGCAGCCGTTGGAGACAAGGCGACAGCCGCGCTCAAGAAGTCGCTCACGGGAGTGCCCGACCTTCTCGCCGGCAAGATGGACCTGTCGCCCCGCATCACTCCTGTCCTGGACTTGTCCACGGTCAAGAAGGACGCGGGTCAAATTGGGAGCATGTTGAAGGGGCAGTCTCTGGCTGTTCAGTCTTCATATTCCAAGGCGCAAAATGTCTCCGCGGGTCGTATGGCAGCAGAGTCGGTAACGACAGACGCTGTCCAGTCTCAGCCGACCAGCGTGACCTTCGTTCAGAACAACACCTCGCCCAAGGCTCTGTCCTCGGCCGAGATCTACCGTCAAACCAACAACCAGTTGTCCGTAGCTAAGAACGCTCTGTCGACGAACAGATTGAAGGGAGCTCTGACGCCTTAATGCTCACCATGCTCGAAGTCAACGGTCAGGGCGGCCTGCTGAGCCTCCCGCTCAGTGATATTTCCAGCGGATTCATCGTTCAGCAGATCGATGGGCTCGACCCGGTAAAGGCCACCCTTTCGTCGACGGCGTTCGCCGGCTTGGACGGAGAGCAGTACCAGTCCAGCAGACGTGAGACAAGGAACATCAAGCTTCAGTTGGGTCTTGACCCGGATCCCCTCGTGGACACGGTTCGGACTCTGAGGAAGAGGCTGTACTCCTACTTCCTGCCGAAGTCTCAGATAACCCTCACGTTCTACATGGACGATGGGCTAACGGTGAGTATCGCGGGAGTGGTGGAATCGTTCGAGACCACCCTCTTCGCACAAGAGCCCTCGGTGACTATATCCGTTATCTGCTACGACCCGGACTTCTACGTCCCGGCGGAAACAGTACCCGGAAACACCACCGAGAGTTCAGCCGTGACTTACCTGACCTACGACGGGGAGGTGGAGACCGGGTTCGTGTTCACACTCAACGTCAACCGAACGCTGAGTGAGGTCACGATCTACAACACCACCCCGAACGAAGGTGTACGTAGTCTCGACTTCACGGGCTCCCTTGTTGCCGGCGACGTGTTGACCATCAGCACTGTTACCGGCAGCAAGGGGGCAACCCTGACTCACCTCGGAGCGTCCAGTTCGGTTCTGTACGGGGTCTCCCCGCAATCGACCTGGGTCGATCTGAAGCCTGGCAGTAACCAGATCCGCATCTACGCGGTCGGGGCTGCCATTCCATACACCATCGAGTACAGCACGAAGTACGGAGGTTTGTAGTGGAGGTCTACACACTCGACGCACTCCTCCGGCGCCAGTACGTCATAGACCGCTTCCAGTCGCTCATCTGGACGGAACGGTGGCAGTCGTACGGCGACTTTCAGCTGGATGTCATATCCACCTATCAGATGCGAGGCTTGCTGAAGCCCGACACGTATCTGGCCATGAACAAATCCAACTACGTAATGCGTGTTGAAAGCGTCGAAGACGACGTCGACACGAACGGTCAGAAGCTCCTGATCGTCAAGGGGCGATCGATAGAGGCCATCCTGCTCGATCGGGTGGCCTTCTCCATCGAGGGCGACACGACCACCACGCCCAAGTGGACGATCACAGACACGCCGGGTGCGGTATGTCGGAAGGTCTTCCACGATATTTGCGTGACTGGCGTCCTCAACGTCGGGGACATCATCCCTTACGTAACCGAGGGAACCTTCATGCCGGCCAGCACCATCGCCGAGCCGATAGATCCGATCACGTTGGAGATGGACCCCACAACCGTCTACGACGCGATCACCCAGGTATGCAAGTCCTGGGACCTCGGGTTGAGGATGCTTCGTCAGAACGACCTGACCATGCTCTACTTCGATATTTACGCCGGTAGCGACAGAACCACCGCACAGACGACTCTGCCGCCCGTCGTGTTCGCTCCGAACCTGGACAACCTGCAGAACACCAAGGAACTCACTTCCATCGACTCGTCGAAGAACGTCGCGTACGTATATTCGCCGGTGGGGTTCAAAGAGGTCTATGCAGCCGGGGTCGACCCAGCGGTCGAAGGTCTTGAGCGACGCGTCATGGTGGTCAACGCCAGCGACATCACGAGCACCACTGGCCTCGACGCTGCTCTGTCCCAGAGGGGTTACGAGGCCTTGGCAAACGCCAGAGTCTTGCAGGCCTTCGACGGAGAGATCAGTCAAAGCAGCCAGTACGTCTACGGCAGGGACTACAACCTCGGAGACGTGGTTGAGACTCGCAACGTCGACGGCGTGACCAACAACATGAGGGTCACCGAGCAGATCTTCGTCGAGGATCAAAACGGTGAGCGCCAGTACCCAACCCTCGCTCTCAACACGTTCATCAACACAGGATCCTGGCTGTCCTGGACGAGCGACAAGGCTTGGTTCGACTTCGACGCCGACACTACGTCGGTCTGGGGCAACCAGCCGTGATATTTGTGAAGGAGGTTTGACATGGCTGTTGGCGACGCCGCTGCAGCAGCCGGCTATGACGTCGTTCCCGATACCGGCGAGGAAGGACGTGTTCGCTGGGGCGGTCGAGAGATCAACCGAACTCGCGACTACATCGCCGGAGTCAAGGGCACGATCCCGGTCGGAAATGGCGGTTACCGCACCGCGGCCGGCATATCCTCCGGTACGGCTGACCCGACTGGTGGGGTAGACGGAGACATCTACTTCAAGATCATCAGTTAGGGGTGATCCGTGACCGACTGGGATAAGGACACAGGATCCGGCGGTACCATCCGGATTCGCGACACCGGTGACACCGTCGAATTCTGGTTCCAGGCCGGATATTCGAGCGACTGGTACAACGGCCTTCAGTTCAGTTGGCATGCCAACGGCAATACGACCAACAAATCCATCAACTACCCCACTGGGGCGGACTGGTACAAGGTCGGCTACGTCAACATCACCACGTCGCAGACGGTCACGTTCACACTCGAAACGTCGACCAACATCTCGGGTATCGGTGGACCGGCATCGCTCAGCCACTCCATCGACCGGGACACGGTTCCGTCTGCGCCGAGCACACCAACGGTGTCCGGTATCAAGGACACCTCAGTTGCTGTGTCGTTCAAGGATGGGTCGAACGGCGGAGACGCCATCGACTCACGACAGATCAGATACGACAACAATTCTGATGCTTCGTCACCGACGATCGTCAGTTCCGACGGCTCGACCACTATCACAGGTCTGTCGCCGGGCACTACGTACTACTTCTGGGCCAGGACACATAACTCCGTGGGGTGGAGTTCCTGGTCTGGTAGGGCGAGTGCAAAGACTCTCTCGGTTCCTACCGCCCCAAGTGCTCCGCTGCTGTCTAGCGTCACGGCTACGACTGTCGACGTCAACTGGACAGACAACAGCAACGGCGGTAGCGCGATCACCGCACATCAGATCGGCTACGGCACTAGCTCCTCAGCTCCTACCACCACTGTTTCAGCTTCACCTCCTCAGGTTGTTACAGGTCTCACGCCAGGGACCGTGTATTACTTCTTCGTCCGAGCTCAGAACTCCACAGGCTGGAGTGCTTGGTCCAAGGCAACCAGCGTCAGAACGGTCGCGGGTGTCCGCGTCAATGTGAATGGCGTTTGGAAACTCGGCGTTCCGTACGTGAACGTGGGTGGGGTTTGGAAGATGGCCGAAGCTTGGACTAAATCGGCAGGAACCTGGACGAGAACAATTTAATAGCAAGCTATCGGTCTCTCATCTCTGGGGATAGGGGAGGAAATCAGTGAATGTTTGGGCCCAGATCGCCCTGACCGTCTTCAACACTGTACTCGCTTCGTCGGGCTTCTGGGCCTATGTGCGCAGCAAGACCAAGTCGAAGAGCGCACACGACCGTCTGACAATGGGGATTGCCTACGACAAGATCACGAGTTACGGACTCGCGTATATCGATCGTGGCGTTGTCACCATGGACGAGTACGAGGAACTTCTGAAGTACTACTACGAGCCCTACAAGGAACTCGGCGGGAACGGGACCGCCGAACAGATCATGAACCGGGTTCGTCAACTCCCGATCAGTCATCGCAGCAAGTACGCCGGCGTACTGCCGGAGCAAGAGAGGTTCATCAACAATGTCCGAGTCGTCTCGCCGACCGCTTCTCAGTGACAAGTCCTACACGACCCTGAAGCACTCGGCCGCCATCGCCCTCCCGGCTCTCAGCGCGCTCTACTTCACCCTGGCCCAGGTCTGGCACTTCCCTGACACCGCCCAGGTGATGGCGACCATCGCCGCGGTCAACACAGCACTCGGCGCCCTCATGGGGATCTCTTCGCTCACCTACAACGGCAGCGACGCCAAGTACGCCGGCAATCTCATCCGGACCGAGACGCCCGACACGATCAACTACACGTTGGCGCTCAACCACGACGCCCCGGGGCTCGACAAGATGCAGGAGGCGACCTTCAAGGTCACCCACACAGCGCCAGCTCCGTACCAGGGCGAGTAGTCCCAGGGGTCGCAGGAATATCTCTTCCTATAATGAGACCCCTACCGAAAGGACTGCAATGAACCTGCCCACGCTCTCGACCAAGACTGACGTCCTGGAAGACGTGATCCGTGCGGCGCTCAAGCAGTTGATCGATGAACCGCTGGGTACCGACGAGTACGACCGCAAGGTGGACCAGATCGCCAAGCTCTACGACCTCAAGAAGCACTCCGCTTCTGACAAGGTGAGCAAGGACACTCTGTACACCGTGATCGGCAACCTCGCCGGCATCCTCCTCATCCTCAACTACGAGCGTGCCCACGTGGTCACCTCCAAGGCCGTCGGCTTCGTCATGAAGCCCCGGTAAGTTCCCGCGCTCCATCGCAGGAAACCCTAACGCCGAGGGCGTGTAGACCACCATATCTACACGCCCTTTGCGTTTTACATGGGTTATGAATTTTGCCTTCGCAGGCATAACACGGCCTATAATGAGACCCCTACGAAAGGCCGTGTCATGTTCAACCGACTCATTGAGAATCGTGAAATGCGCGTTCGTGTAGCACGGATCGAAGACCCCACTGAAGAAACCGCCCCTGTGAAAGAGGAGGTACCGAACGTCAAACCTGACGAGATCGCTGATCTCATCAAGGATGTCGTGAAGTACACCGGCATCACAATCGGCTGTGTACTCGGAGGGCTCACGATCCTGAACACGATCAGCGAAGTCGTGATTAATCTGAGCAAGAACTCCGACAAGGACGACAAGTAGTCATCCGAACCTCTAAAGCCCCACAAGGGCTTTATGTTTTCGCTGGGGTCGCAGAAATAACACGGTCTATAATGAGACCCCTACAGATTGGAAACAATCATGTCCTCCAAGTCCATCGAGACCCCCGCCGCCGTCAACGCTGACGAGACCGCCGAGGCCACCGAGACCGAGAACGCTGTCAACTCCGCCATCGCCAAGCTGATGCAGGACCTTGAGACGAACTTCATCACCAAGAAGTCGTTCCTCAAGCGTGCTGCCGTCATCTCCGGCGTGGTGGGCGCGACCGCCCTCGCCATCGGCATCGCCATCGGCCGGTCCACGTCCAGCGACGACTCCGACGAGGAGACCGAGACCACCGAAGACTGACCACACCTGATCAACCGGTTCTAAAGCCCACGCCCCCTAACACGGGGTTTGGGTTTTCATTTTCGCACTGAACGAGAGGAACAAACCCATGCTGCAGGACCCGAAGACCGTCGAGCTCAAGAACAAGTACAAGAAGAAGATCGAGAAGTTCGTCAAGGACCACCCGCTGGAGATCGGCATCGCTGTCACGACCGGCGTGATCGCGCTCTTCTACATCGCCGGGTACAGGAACGGGAAGATGGTCGGGCGGGCCATGGAGCTCCACGGGCCGTGCATCGAGATCGACGGACCCATCCAGGACGCGCTTCTCGCCGGGAAGTTCACGGTCTTCAAGATGATCGGTGAGGACCTCCTCTACAAGATCGTGGAGCATGATCCATCATGATCAGACAGATGATCGCCACGTACTTCCTGCTGCTACTCGCCGTCCTGTACATGATGGTCGGCGAGTTCTGGTTGGGCGTAGTCATACTGTTCTCGGCGGCCGGCATATCCTCGATCTAGGGGGGTCGCAGAAAAAACGCGGCCTATAATGAGACCCCTACGAAAGGATTGTCATGCACACCGTTATCACCCCGAACGGCGTTACGCAGATGACCAACGAGGAGTACGCCGCTTACCAGCGTAAGCTG